TCACTTAATCTCGGGAAACTGGGTCAATTTCTTGCAAAATTCAACACCGAAGGATTTGAGGCAGCGCATCTTCGCCTCTATCCGGCTTCGGGCGTGGTATCCTGTCCACCGCTTCCAGAAGGCTCGGCCATAATGTTGCGTGGCCCGCAGGGTTTCGTTTCTGGCGATCGCGGCTGGGCAGTCTTCCTTCCACAGCCGACCATTCTTTCGGATCGGGATGATCGGGACCGCGCCTCGCGCGAGGATCGCGCTGTGGCACCGGCGCGTGTCATAGGCCCCATCGGCGGTCACGGTGCCGATCTCTTCGTCCTCGGGGATATGGTCCAGCAGATCCGGCAGCAGGGGGCTGTCACCGTCGCTGCTGGGGGTAAACTCCACCGCCCGTATGTCAGACGTGGCGGTATCCATCGCCAGATGGACCTTGCGCCATTGGCGGCGGCCCTGCACGCCGTGCTTGCGGGCTTGCCACGCGCCATCGCCGAGAAACTTGATCCCTGTGCTGTCCACGAGCAGGTTCAGCGGCCCGCCGGCACGGCGATACGGACTCTGCACCTGCAGGGTCTTCTGCCTACGACACAGGGTCGAATAGTCCGGCACGGGCCAGTCCAGCCCCGCCAGCTGCAACAGGCTGGCCACCATCCCGGTCGTTTGTCGGAGCGGTAGCTTGAACAGCACCTTGATCGACAGGCAGAACTGGATCGCCGCATTCGAGAACACCGGCGGACGCCCAGGGCGCCCATCATGCGGGGCGTGCCAGGCCATCTCCTTGTCCAGCCAGATCAGCAGCGACCCGCGCTTCCGAAGCGCAGAGTTGTAGGTGAACCAGTTGGTGGTGCGATAGCGGTCGGGCTTGGGCTTGCTCATGCCACCCGTCTAACCGCATGGATTCGTGATGTGAATCCTTCACGGCAAGAATTCTGCAACAACGCCACTTCAACCACGAACCACACGGAGACCCCGATGACCAAGACCACCATGGATCTAGACCCCATGATCGCGGTGTGAACTGACTGGGCCGGTGCCCTCTCCCGCGGCATTCTCCGTTCGAGGGTTGCGCCGGATGGGCCGGTGCCGAGCCTCAGGAATGGGGGAGAGACCACATGCAGGATAGCACGTCCATCGGACTCGATGTCCACAAAGCGACGATTTCCGTCGCGGTTACACAAGGGGAACGTGGCGGTGAGGTCCGCCACTGGGGGACGGTTCCGCACCGCCGGATCATGTTCGGAAGCTGGTGGAAAAGCTGGACGCAGGCGGAGGTCGATTGCATTTCTGCTACGGAGTTACGCTACGTTAAGCCATAAGGGATATTAAGGTGCGCTTTCCGGTTTATACATTTTTCTTTTAAATTACGGAAATCGCGTAACTATCTGGATACTTTGCTTTCATGACGGCACGTCAAACTGGACATTGAAGCTCTGGTAGGCTGCGACGGTAGCCCCCTCCCGCAACCAAAATTCCAAGCAATATCAAATAGATGGAACCCGACTTAAACTGTCGGGCTTTCGCTTGCCCGGTTTACATCAACGCCACATCAACGTTTGACGAGTCGCGGTGAAAATGTGGTGGATAATCAACCATCTACCATAAATCCCAATTTTGCGGTCATCGACCATTTGAGTCTGGTCCGGCCGAAATCCTTGTGGCAGCATCGCGCCATGATCGAGTTCCGCACCCTTCCCGATGACCATCCCGACTTTGCGCATTCGCCCCTGTTGCGCGCGGCGCTGCTGACACTGCGCTACGCGCTGGACCACGGCGCCATCGGCTTGACCAAGACGAAAGCCTTCAAGCGCGTCTTCGTCCATTGGGCGGTCGAGAACTTCGACTGGCCCGGGAGAAGTGCTGAAGAAATGTTCCGGTACAACAAGGTCATCAATGAATACGAATTCCCCCCGCTCGAGGTGCTGCACTATCTTTTGATTACCCTGCGCTTGGGGCGCCACTTCAAGGGCGAATTCCGGCTGACAAAGCGTGGCGCAGAGCATGCGCAAACTCCGGGGCGGCTGTTTGCTGAACTCATCCCCTTCTTCTTATTCCAAATCGACCATGCGTCCTATGCGCGTTTTGACGAGCGCCCCTTCGGCAAATGGGATGTCTGGATGAACGTCACCAACGTCGAGGCAGATCACGGCACCACCGAGCGGGCGCTGTTCGCGGCATTCTATGGAAAGGAACACGACTGGGACAACGCTGGATGGCGCGAAATGGCGGCGTTCTCCTCCTGCGTGCTGCGCCCTCTGGAATGGTCCGGACTGCTGGTTCAGACCCGAGAAGAGCGCGAGGGCAAGCACATCCACCACGTGTTCAAGACACCGCTTTGGCGCAGTGTGCTCAAACTGGACACCGATGACATGTTGCAGCCGGTGGCAGTTCAGTAGGAGAGTATGCGTCGGGGGCCCCCACCCCTGGATGCGTTGAATGCGCCATTCTTGCACGCAGAATTGACCCATGCTGCGGTCGAGGCATCGGGCGGTTCTCGCGGGGCAGGCGACCGGTCAGATATTCACCTGCAAGCCCCGGGCCTGATCGCGCAAGACGGCATAATCGCTGGGCATCCGCAGCACCATCGCCCCCTTCGGCAGAGCTTCGGTAATCGCCCCAATACAGGTCAACGCCAACTGCGTTGCCGGTTCCAGTCTGTCAGGCCGTCACTGCGGCGAACCCAGTCAAAGAGGAATCGTTCGCAATCCTGCCTCAGTTTCTTGTCCGCGAGCCGAAGATCGACACTGACCACATGGAATTCAAACCCGATGGCTCCAGTCGCCTTTGCTGCCTGGGCGATCGGCAGGGTGCGGCGCAACTGGGCCTGGGGCGCAGTCCCATCCCGCATGCTGTTGAACCACCGAATGTCATGGCGGATTTTCCCGCGGATGCTGACTCCGGTCTCACCGATCCGGACGCCCATAAGAGGTTTGTAGACCTCGGCGTAGATGCCGGGCCGTGCTGGCAAGTCCTCGACCTGCAACCCCCCGTTTTGCCAATTGAGGGCTAGTTTGATGTCGCGATAGATAATGAAAGGCTGTGCTGTCATGGTATGGACCTCAGGATATGGAAGTTGGGATGGGGAACAAAATTCTCGGGCAGCCGGTAGAGCGCAGGCGCGGGTTTGCCGGTTGCGTTACGAAGTTGCGGAGGACGACGTGGCTAGGCTTGTCGCCCGCCACCGGCTATGCAGGTCCAGGTCGGCCTTGATTACCCGTGCCCGATAGTCCCCATCCAGGAGGGACAGAGATCGGCTATAATCCGTGATCCACTTCGAGAACTCATCAAAAAGAACATCCCGTCTTAACGCAACTTCGAGATCGCGTGCCAAGGACGGTCCGCGCATCCAGGTTGCCAGTTCGGGATCATACCAGGCTGAGTATTCAGAAAGAATTGGTTCCGGCTCGACCGTTGCACCGGCAAAATCGGGTACATCCAGCAGCCAGTGTTGAATCGCCGCGGGACTGACAGGTGTCAGGTGGGCGACAGGAATGCCTTCATGCGGTGGCATTTCATCGTCGGTGTTCCGACGGTCTTTGCGGTGACGGTAGAGGTCTTTATAGGCCTGCGGATCCTCGACCCTTTTTGTCGTCGCTTCGTCGAAGGCGACGCGCTTGGTGCCGTCGAGGAAGATAGTTGCACGATCCCTATAGCCGGGCACGAGTTCAAAGAGGTCGTCTTCATGATGGCTGACGTCGAAAATCCCGTTGTGATCAAGGCTTCCCTCGACGGATTCAAGATATACCGTCAAATTGGTGGTCCGCAGGAAGCAAGGTATCACCCCTCCACCGGGTGCAGGCACGATGGCGAGGTGGAGCCGCCAAGATGCGGTTGCGGATCCGCGCGCATGTATGGTGGCGGTGCCTGAGCTGACACTCTCTGAATCGTCCCGAAGATCGAAGCCAGCGTTATTCACATGTCCGAACGGAACGCGGGCGAGGCATACAGACGGGAACGGCGGAAGGGAGTCAACCAGCCAAAAGCCGTCAAGCGCCGTTTGCCGCGTAAACCTGTCGCCGCCGTCCCACAGAAGCAGCGCGATTGGTCCCTGATCCGGGTTCCAACCGGCCTGCAGTCGCTCGGCGGCATCGAACAATCTGGCCAGGTCATGGCGTTCGGCAACATGGGCCGCAAATTCGCGCAGCAGGTCAGCAAGGCCCAGGCGCGGGTCAAGTGCCTCATTTGCCACCAGTCCTCCTCGTTGGGCCAACCTGTCGGACAGTCCGGTCTGCTGCATGAAGGAAATCATGGCATCATCAGGATCGGTCCCCGCAATCTTTGCCAGCGCCGCGGTAAGCTTGAGGTATCCGCTCGTCTTCTTCTGAGGTTCGGCGCGCGTTTTATAATGGTCGGTGAGGCTCTTCGTCACATGGGTTTCGGTCTTGCGAAGCATCCAGCGGTGAATTTTGAATTCGTTGGCCCGTCCGAGTTCTGCCTCAAGACGCTCCTTGATTTCCGTCATCGAATATGGACCGCGCGGCTTCAGGAGTTCCTGATAGGATGACCGTATAAACAGCGCCGCCTTCAGGCGCGTTTCACCTTCAAGATGTTTGAGTGCCTCGCCCTTTATGAGCCTTGCGATTTGATTCAGGTCGCGCTGCCGCCTCGCTGCCGCTGCGATTTTGTGCTTCGCGCGCATGTCGTTTTCGTCTGTCATCTGTTCAGTTCCTTCCCCGGTAGCGGCGACCGTTACGGCCTAGCTGCATAGGTATGATCGTGACAAGCGTGCCGTCGTGGCTGATGATGGCTGCAAAGCTGCACAGGCGATCATCGAGATTTTGGGTCTCTGCCGTCTTGCGTGAAACCCTGAGCGCCGTGGACCCGGACCCGACATGGGTTTCCTTGTCCGCGTGCTCCAGAAACTCCGCCAACCGCCGCCGCGTCACACCACGCTGTCCCATCCGGCGCTGCGCATGTCGGCTGATGTTGAGTGTATTGGCATGTTCCATGGTCTTGGCCCTCTTTGCTGACTTTCCAACAACACTGGCATGAGGGTGCCATACTGTCATTCCCAATATTGGGAATTTATATGACAAAAAACAGTAACAAAAAACGGCAATAAATCGACAAGCTTCCACAAAGCCTTCTGGCGGGAATGAACAAGATGTCGGCGAGGATCAGTCATTCCTCCGCCACGCTTAGCGAGGTTTGCCTTCGCGTTCAGGCAGTGGCGTGGGGGTGGTTCTGTCTTTTTTTCTAGCTTTCAGCACACGCCCGCGCCTGATCGCGCAGGACGGCGTAGTCGCCCAGCATGGTGACAATCATCGCCCCTTCGGGCAGCGCCCCGACTTCCGTCGCCGCCCGCGCCTGCTCGGTTCGGCTGTAGTCCACCACCGGCGGGCAAACCCCGAGCGGCACATCAGAACCTGCCGTCGCGCAGGCGCTCAGCGAGAGCATCGCGATCAGCGGGACGACGGCTGGCCGCAAGCAGCATCTGACGTTGGATTGCATGTGTTTTCTCCGATGTTGAAAGGCGCTCTGCCAGCCGCCCGGCGCGTTCCCCGGCGCGGCGGAGGTTCAGGAGGAATAGGGTGATGGTGAGAGTGGCCAGAGCCAGGCCCAGCGCCTTGCGCGCCGGGCCGCTGGCGAGGAGGGCGGTCCAGCCGATCATCGCTGCCCCCGCTTCCAGTCATCGATCCGCGCATGGATGGTGACGGCGATGCCGAGAAGGGCCAGGGCGATGAAGAGCCAGCGCAGGGTGTCGAGGTAAGGCACCATCGGCAGGATTGCGGATTGGGTTTCCGCGAGCACCTCTTGCGCCACCTCAATCCCTGCCGCGCCGACCGTGGCCACCCCGGCCGCACCGCTGCCTTTCAGGGTGCGGCTGTCGGCCAGCACCTCGCGGGCGGGGGCCACCTCTGCCACGAACGGCGTGGCGCGGGGCGGGAAGGGGTCACCCCAGCTGCGCGCGGGGCCGAGGTCGATATGCATGAAGCCCGAGCGGGGGTAATATCCGAAGCCGAGGAACCCCACCGCCCGTGCTGCCGCCTCGAAGGCGACGGGATCATGGTTCGACATGGCGATGTCAAACGCCGCTCCGTCCATGTGTTTGGAGCGCGGCGCGCCGCCCACGGCCTTGTTATGGGCCGGACTGCGATAGGCGGAGCGGACAATCAGCGGCTTGCCGAGGCGGTTGCGCAGGGATTGCAGCTTGTCCAGCGCCTCGGTGTTGATCCGGATCGCGCCCTCCCTGCGCGATGCGATCTCTGCGGGCGAGAAGCTGGGCCAGCGCCAGGCGCTTTCAGGCACGTCGCGGAAATGGGCATAGGTGGTGGTCGGCATGATGGTCTCCAGATATGAAAAACCCGCCTCTGGGGCGGGCCGTGTGGCAGATTCAGGGTGGTTTTGGTCAGTCGGTGCGGCCGCGCTGGAAGGCCTCAAACATCAGATCCCGCATGGCGCGGATGTCGGTCTCGATCCGTTCCAGCCGGTCGGCGTCACCCTTGCGATCCTCGGCGCGCTGGCGGTCGACGCGGTCGCGCTCGGCGGCCAGTTCGCGGTCCAGCCGGAGCAGCATCGCGTCATTGGTGAAGGCGCGGCGCGTGACGGCGGCCAGGAGCGCGATGAAGCCGCCGATCAGCGCGGTGATGGCGGCGGTCAGGCCGCCTTCGCGCAAGGCCGCGCCGACCTCCTGCAACAGGGGCGTTCGTTCGCTCATGTTGATTTTCCTTGATAATTTACGTTGCGACAGCGTTTTTCCTCGCGCGGATCATCCGACCTTGCAGCCCCAGAACGAGGTGTGATCGGCGGCGAAAAACCCGTCCGCGACCCGGAAAAAGCCCTGCAACTCGACGGTATCGCCGACGGTCAGCGGCACCATGGTCTGCAGCCAGAGGGCTGTGGCGAGGGAGACGTGGCCACCGCTGATCTCGCCGAAGGAGCCACGGATCTCGGTCGCGCCATTCAGCACGAGCCGCCCGCGCATCCGGGCTGCGGTGCTGGCATTGACCTTGTAGAGCAGCGTCGCGCCAAAGAGGTAAGTGCCGGAGACGGGCGCGGTAAAAAGGTTTGTGGCGGCGTCGAACACGCTCTGATCGTTGCTGTCGGTCATGTTGAGGCCGATCTTCGTCCAGGCATCGACACTGACGTAATTGTCGAAGTTGGTCCAGGCCTTGAAGCGGGGCAGCTGCGGCTGATCGACGATGCCGGTGGCGTTGTCGATGCTCAGCCCGTCGAAGAAGGTGCTGCCATCGGGCGAGACGGCGAGGCGGAGCCTGTCCGACCCGAAGAGACCGATCAGCGCCTTGGTCACGAACCCGGTCTGCAACGTCAGCCCGAGATCATCGCCCGCAGCTTCCTTGTTCATCGTGTAGAACAGATCGCCGGTGCCACCTTCAGCCAGGGTCTTCGCCGTCCAGAGCGCGGCGTTCAGTTTGGCCGCAAACGGGTTGGCGGCATCGGCGGTGGTGCCCACGCCCAGCAGCGCGAGGTTCTGCAGTGCGCTCGGCGTGGTTCCAACCCAGCCCGCACCTTCGAAGACCAGCAGAAGATCTTCATCTTCGACCCAAGCCCGCCAGCCGGTCCGGGGTGGCAGGCGCATCCAGGCCCCGTCAGTCCAGAGGGCCACGTTCAGATCCCACCCGGCCCAGTCGCCGGTGGCACCTGAGCCCACGATATAGCGATCCCCATCGACCGGGCTTGTCGGGGGCGCTGCCAGATCACGGTCGATGACCGAGAGCTGCACCAGCCCGTCGAGCAGGCGCAGCGCCTCGTTGTGGGTCACATGCTTCTGGGCCTGTGCGGCCAGGATGTAGGGCAGCAGCAGATTGGTCGTGGCGTCGGACATGAGAGGCCTTTCAGAAGGTGAGCGTGATGGTTTTGGCCGCCCCGCGCCCGAAGAGCGTGGAGAGCTGGAAGATGCGGATATCAAGGGTCTGGCCGTGCCCGAGCGGCGCGCCCCAATCGGCGCTCTGCTGGGCGGCGGTGTAGAGGACGCTGGTGGTTGATGTGATGAGCGTTCGCTTCACGGCACCGCCCTCGAGGATTTCGACCTCATAGGCCTCAGTCTCTTCAGCCAGAGGCACATCCCCCGCGCCCCAGGTATCGGCGGCCAGCGACCGCGACCGCCGCACCCAGCGGATCGTCAGATCGCCGGGGCTGCGGGCAAAGCGCCAGGGCTGCGCGACATGGGCGACGGAGAAGGGGCGCAACCCGGCACCTCCGGGCGTGAAACTCACCGCAGCGTAGGTCTCGTCGCTGACGGGCTTTGAGGCCGGGCCGATGCGCCAGTTCCATGGCAGGCCGAGATCGGCTTCGGAAATCGGCAAGGGGGCCACGGTCGTATCCAGCACCACGACGCGCGCGCCGCTGGCCACGATCCCGGCGACAGCGTTCTCGGTACCCCGCTGACCGCGCAAGAGCCGGGTCAGGCGATACCGCCCCGATGCGATCAGTTCGGCATTCCCTGCCTGGACGATCTCCCACGAGCCGGGACCGGTCTCGACGGCCAGCGCGTTGGCCCCGCCAAAGAGGGTGATATCCGTGACGCTTTCCAGCGTGCCGGAATAGAGATCGACCAGCAGCGCATTGCCAAGATCGAAGCGCGACACCGGCCCCGCATGGAAATCCGCCGCCAGCACGCCCATGCGTGCCCGGGTGCCAAATGTGGTCAGCAGCGCAAACCCGTCCGCCGATGCACTGCGAAACACCGCCATCTCGCCCGGCCATGGTTTGGCATGGGCGGCAATCAGAGGCCGGTGCGCAGGCTGGTCTTCGCGCAGTTGTGGCAGGTCCATGAGTATGATCTCAGGCGCGCCGAAGACCGTTGGTGTTGTGAGCGAGGTCGGGCGTCGCTCTCCGGGTGGCAGGTCATAGACCGCCCGATCCTGGCGCACGGCGTCAATGCTGCGCGCCTCAGAGTCGGCGATGGACACAAGGCGCATCTCGGTAAGGCGGCCATCGTGGCTCAAGAGGATCACGTCCGCCGGATCCAGCGCCAGTTGGGAGGGCGGCAGGCGGAACGCTGCAGTTTCCCGCCCCACCCATGCCTCCATCAGCGCGCGGCGGCAGCGGCGCTCGGCCTCTTCGGGCGGCACCGCGATCGGGAACGCCTCGGAGGCGATGCGGGTGCTGTCCACCGTGATCCGCCGCGCTTCGACCTGAGCCGCGTCATAATCCTCGTCGGCGCGGGCGATCTGCCACTTCAGGGCTTGGGGCAGCTCAGACTCCTGCGCGCGGGTGAGTTCCATCACATCGCCCGATGCGGAGGCCGGGGCCACCATGCTGTCGGGGGTGAGCGTGGTGCTGGCGATCCGGCCCCGCATCAGGAACTTGATGCGGCCCTCGCTTTCGACCGCATCGAACCCGAAATGTCGTGCCAGGGTGCCGATCGAGGCGCGCGGGGCCTCCAGCGCGGTGATGACATAGCCCTCGACCGCACCCCAGAGGCCAGAGACGTCGATCTGTGCCTCGGGCAGCCCGGCGCGCAGGCAGAGGTGGCGCACCAATGCCGCCAGCGACACGGCCCCGAGCCGCCCGGTGAGCCAGTGGCCCAGCCGCCAGTTCGGGCCATCGCTCCAGACATCTGTGAGTTCGGGAAAGAACGGATAGGGGCGGGCATCCCAGGTCCAGGCGGCGCAGTCGGGCAGATGCACCATCGGCGCGCCTGAGAGCGCGGATACCGGGTTGTTCGCCTCGGCACCCCAGAACAGAAAACTTGCCTCGAGATACGCCCGCTGGATCGCATCATCCCGCCAGCCGCGGGAAAAGTACGGCACCCGGCTTTCCGAGGATTTCGGGTCGACGAACACGTTGGGCTGGTTGGTGCCGCGATCAATCGCCGGGCAGCCCAGTTCAGTGAACCAGACGGGCTTGGATTGCGGCACCCATGCGGTTGGCGTGTCGCTCTCTACACCGCCCGGACGGTTGAAATGCGCATTTTGCCACCAGGCGCGCAGATCCTTGAAGCGGAACACCCATGGTTTGTCCTCGCCGCCATCGGTAATGGGTGTCCGGATCTGCGCCGCGCGATCAGCCGCGTTGCCGTAGAACCAGTCGAACCCCTCGCCACCGGTGATGTTCCCCTGCAGGTATGCCCGGTCGTAGATGGCGGGCCAGCCCTCGGCCGCATCGGCATGCTCAAACCCGTCGCGCCAGTCCGAGAGCGGCATGTAGTTGTCGATGCCGATGAAGTGGATATTGGCGTCCGCCCAGAGCGGATCGAGGTGGAAAAACACATCCCCCGATCCATCGGTGGGCTGATGCCCGAAGTATTCCGACCAGTCGGCGGCATAGCTGATCGCGGTGCCCGCGCCCAGAATGGCGCGCACATCGCCCGCCAGGTCTCGGTAGGCCTGCACGGCGGGATAGGTGGACGGGCCAGAGCGGATCGTGGTCAGGCCGGGCATTTCCGAGCCGATCAGGAAGGCATCAACGCCGCCCGCAGCTACACAGAGATGGGCGTAGTGCAGCACCATGCGGCGATAGCCCCAGTCGTCCACGGGTCCGGCCCAGCGGACAACATCCCCTGACAGGTTGAAACTGGCCGGTGTTGCCGCCCCGAAGAAGGCCGCGACCTGTGCTGCGGCGGCGCTGGTCTTATCCACCGATCCAGCAAACCCCGCCGCAGGCGAGGAGGTGATCCGGCCGCGCCAGGGGAACGCTGGCTGGCCCGTCACCGCTTCATCATCCGAATAGGGGTCTGGCAGGCTGTTGTCGGGCGGCACATCCATCAGCAGGAAGGGATAAAAGGTCACCCGCAGCCCGCGCGCCCGGATCTCCCGGATTGCCTGAACCACCGCGAAATCCGCCGGTGTGCCGCCAAAGACCGGGCGGTCGTCGCTGTCCCGGCTGACCAGCAGGGCCCCTGCGCGCGCCACCCCATTCACCGACCAGCTAACCGGCGTGGTGATCTTGACGGGCAGTTCCACACCGGGGCGGATCCTGCAGTGCCCGGCCCGAATGTCATCGCCGAACCAGGCCACCACGAGGCTGACGCTCTCGATGCCCGGAACCGAGGCTTGCAGCCGGTCGAGCGCCACGGTGATATCGGCGGTCTCTGGCAGAGCATTGAGATTTTCGGCGCGGGTGGCCCCGCCCGGGCCAAAGAGCCGCCGGACAGGCTGGGTGGCATAGATGACCTCGCCCGTGGCCGGGATCATCGTCACGGCCTTCACCAGCCCTTCGGCGGTGTCGGGATCGGCCAGCGGGCGAAACACCTCGAAGGAGAGTTGCGGCAGGCGGTTGCCAAAGGCGGAGAGCGCCAGCTCCTCGAACACCACATAGGCGGTGCCGCGATAGGCAGGGGTATTTGCCGCCCCCATTCTGGCCGAAATAAACGGATCGGGGTCCTGCGCCTCATCGCCGGGATACCAGCGCCAGGTGACGCCCGAGAGATCCATCGGTTTGCCATCGGCCCAGATGCGCCCGATGCCGGTGATCGGACCTTCGGACAAGGCGACAGCAAACGAGGCAAAGTAGAGAAACTCGGTGGTGGTAACCTTTGGCCCGCCGCCCTTGCCGCCACCCTGACGGCTGGTCTTTGTCTCCTCGCGGAAATCCGTGGCCCAGATGATGTTGCCGCCGATGCGCATCCGGCCAAAGAGGCGCGGGATCACCGCCCCTTCGGTCGAGGAGGTGATGCGCAGACTGTCGAGGCGCTGCCCTTCGATGCGTTGCGCGGGAGCCAGCGACGAGACAATCCAGGTGTCGACCACCGACCCGATGGAGGAGCCGACAAAGCCGCCGATGGTGGCGGCGCTCACGCCGAGGATGGTCCCGCCGATGCTGCCGCCAATGGCGGTGCCGACGGCGCCGAGAACAAGCGTTGCCATGGGGGAGGTCTCAGGGTTTGGGGAAGAGGAAGGCAAAGGCGATACGCCGCCGCCAGCTCGGGGTGAGCCCTTGCTCGATCACGCCAAGGTGCTCATAGGCGTGGATGAAGCTTTGGGGTCCAGTCAGGATCCCGACATGTTTGGCGATGGCGCGCGGGGTCATGCGGAAGAGCATCAGCGCGCCGGGCGTGGCCTCGTCAGGGGTGATTTCCGGCATCATGCGGCGCGCCCCCTCCGCCAGAATCTCGCGGGGCCCGGTCTCGCCCCAGTCCCGGCTGTAGGGCGGGATCGGGAAGGGCTCATCCCCCACCACTTCGCGCCAGACGCCGCGCGCGAGGCCGAGGCAATCGCAGCCGACCCCGCAGAGGCTGGCCTGATCGTGATAGGGCGTGCCGAGCCAGCGGCGGGCGGCGGCGATGACAAGGGCGGGATCGGCGGTCATCACAGGACTTCTCCCTCATGGCTGCCATCTTGCGACGCATATCTGAGGACCGCGTCTTGCCCCGGGATATGCGGGAAGCCCCGGAAATTGACCGTGTTGGCGAACTTGCCCGTGCAGGTGGCGATGCGCTTGTCGCAGCCTGCGCGCGCGACAAAGCTGTCGCCCTCGGCGATGGCGCGCACCGGCGCTTCCAGCAGGGTCAGCGTCACGATGGTATCGGACAGGCCATGTTCCAGCACCTCGGTAACGCGCCCGGCATTGGCCCCGCTGGTCCAGGTCAGGGTGCCAAAGGCGAACCACCTTGCCTCGAACCCGGCCAGCCCTGAGGCCCGGAACGCCCGGTCGCGCAAGATATCGGTGACCACGCCGCTGCCCTTGTAGACGGGGTTTTCCAGATCGACGCCGCAGCGCGCATCACCAAGTTCCGCATCGCACCCCGCCTGAAACGTCCGCCCGACGGTCTGGCCCAGCACATGCGCGAGGCTGCGCACCTCAGCGACAAAGGCCATCCGCCCGCGCCGGATCTGGCCCACCGCACCGCGGCGCAAGAGCACGCGCTGGCTGGCGTCGGACCAGTTCACCCGCCACAGTTCGACCTGCGCATTGTCCCAGCGGCCGTCAAGAATGTCGGTTTCCATGATCCGGTCGGAGGTCAAGACGCCCTCCGCGTCCTGCGCATCGACGGCAAGATCGGAGCCTGCTCTGATTTCCGAAGCGGCCAACCCGCTCTCAGGTTCAAACTCGGTGCCATCGAATGCCAGCGCGCGATCATGATCGGTGAAGCCCAGCGCCACACCATCGGCACGGCTGATCCGCCAGCACCAGGCGAGCGTGGTGGTGCCATCGTCGAGATGGGCCTGCAGGCCGGGGGAGAGGGTCTTCATGTCTTGCGTCCGTTTCGTGGTTGAAATGTAAAGCTCATGTCTTTACATGTAGGATCAGTTCATCGCAGGAGAGTGTGAAATGGTCGCCGTGACACCCAACGAGGACGCCCAGCGGCGTTCGCTGATCAATCTTCGCGTCACCCCGCGTGACCGCGATCTGATCGACCGTGCCGCGGCGACCCTCGGCAAGAACCGTTCTGAATTCATGATGGAAGCCAGTCGGCAAGCCGCCGAAGACGCCCTGATGGATCGCACGGCGTTCCGGCTGGATGCCGCGCAGTTCGGGGCCTTCATGGCGCAGCTCGACGCGCCGCCCGCCCCGAATGAGCGCCTGCGCAAGTTGCTGACCACCCCCGCGCCATGGGACAAGTGACACCGGGGGACGGGCCCTTGCGCGCGCCGGAACCCCTGACCGGCGATCATCTGACCGATGACTTCGCGTCCGGTGCGCCGACGCTGGATGCCTGGCTCAAACGCAAGGCCCGCGCCAATCAGGCCTCGGGGGCGTCGCGCACCTATGTGCTGTGCCGGGGCAAGCGGGTTGTGGGCTTCTATGCGCTGGCTGCGGGATCGGTCAGCCACGATCTGGCCCCCCGCAAGCTGCGGCAGAACACGCCCGATCCCGTTCCGGTCATCGTGCTGGGTCGGTTGGCAATTGACGCCTCCGAGCAGGGCAATGGCCTCGGGCGGGCGCTCTTGCGCGACGCGGTGTTGCGCATCACGGCGGCCGCACATGAGGTTGGCATCGCCGCCATTCTGGTGCATGCGTTGAACGACCGCGCAAAGGCCTTCTATCTCGAGGCTGGTTTTGCTGAAACAGTGGCAGAGCCGATGACGCTGTTCCTGCGGATCACGGATGCCAAGGCGCTGATGGGCGCGGCGTGAACCGGATCACTGCAAAGACCGCCCCCCGGCGCAGGGTTCAATCACAGTCCTGATAGGTTGACTCCATGCACACCCGCGCCCGCCGCTGTGCGGTTGCGATGGCCTCGGGCGTCAGTAGCTCGGCAGCTTCGTTGCGAAGCTCAGCGGCTTTGGACTGGCCGTTCGCACCCGCAATATTGAACCACATATGCGCCGTTATATAATCCTGCGCCACACCCCTGCTGGTGGCATACATGAGGCCGAGAATGTATTGCGCGTCCGCATAACCCTGCTCTGCGGCCCGCCTGTACCAGGTCACCGCCGTTGCATGGTCCTGCGCCACACCCCTGCCGGCGTCATACATGACGCCGAGTCTGTACTGCGCGTCCGCATAACCCTGCTCTGCGGCCCGCCTGTACCAGGTCACCGCCATTGCATCGTCCTGCGCCACACCCCTGCCGGTGTCATACATGACGCCGAGATTGTATTGCGCGTCCGCAACGCCCTGCTCTGCGGCCCGCCTGTACCAAGTCACCGCCGTTGCATAGTCCTGCGCCACACCCACGCCGTAGTTATACATGACGCCGAGACTGAATTGCGCGTTCGCAACGCCCTGTTCTGCGGCCCGCCTGTACCAGGTCACCGCCGTTGCATCGTCCTGCGCCACACCCCTGCCGGTGTAATACATGATGCCGAGATTTGATTGCGCCGACGCATAACCCTGCTCTGCGGCCCGCCTGTACCAGGTCACCGCCATTGCATCGTCCTGCGCCACACCCACGCCGTAGTCATACATGACGCCGAGACTGAATTGCGCGTTCGCAACGCCCTGTTCTGCGGCCCGCCTGTACCAGGTCACCGCCGTTGCATGGTCCTGCGCCACACCCATGCCGTTGGCATACATGAGGCCGAGATTGAATTGCGCCGGCGCATCGCCCTGCTCTGCAAGCGGTGTCCATTCGCGCAAAGCCGTAGCGAAATCACCGGCGTTCGCAGCAGCCAAGCCTGCATCGAAATCCTGCGCCGTTGCCAGCGACGGCGACAAAGCCAGCGCCAGAACGGCGGCGCGCAACACTCTGATCATCGGCATTCCTTTCATATCACCACCCGCACGCTAGCCTTGGTCAGGAAATGAAGAAAGTTTAACGCATGCTTAGAGGTCAAAATAGGGCAGAACAATGATAACGGGGGGACATTTTCGCCCCGGCCTCGCCGCCGCCGCCATCTTGGCGCGCACCGCACGGCTTGGCCCCCTCCGCCGCAAGGCGCACGGATACTTTCTTTTCAGCGATGGATCAGAATCCTTGAATTTGCCGCCTCAATTTCTTACGTTTCTTTTATCGATACGCAGGTGGTATAATCATGTCCGAGACCGCGACCCTGTCCTCGAAATTCCAGATCTCGATCCCCAAGGCGATCCGCGCCGCGCAACATTGGGAGGCCGGGCTGACCTTTGCCTTCATCCCCAAGGGCACGGGCGTTCTTTTGGTCCCGGTCCCGAAGCGGGAGGCGCTGAAAGGTCTTGCGCGTGGCGCATCAGCGAAGGACTACCGTGACCGCGCGGACCGGGTCTGATGGTCCTTGTCGATACGTCGGCGTGGATCGAATGGCTGATCGGATCTCTCACCGGAGAGAAAGTGGCCGAACATCTGCCCGAACAGGCAGATTGGCTGGTGCCGACCATGGTGCAACTGGAACTGGCAAAATGGCTGGCGCGCGAGGTGGGCGAGGACAAGGCCGATCAGGTGATTGCCTTCACGCAGGTCTGTCAGGTCGTGGCGCTGGATACCGAGATTGCCCTTGCCGCCGCCGAGGCCTGCCGGGACCACAAGCTGGCAACAGCGGATGCCATCATGTTCGCCACCGCCCGGACAAAGGGCGCGATGCTTCTGACTTGCGACACGCATTTCGAGGGCCTGCCGGGAGTTACCTTGATCGAGAAGATCAAAAGCTGACGCCAGTCCCCGTCGATTCCGCCATCTGCTCGTTCAGTTTGCGCACCATCACGGCCTCGATCTCGGGCAGCAGTTCGGCGGCGATCAGGGGGGCGATGCCCAGCGCCTGCGCCATCGCGATGGCTGCGCCCATGTCCCAGCCCAGCACCGCGCCGGGGATCACCCGCAGCTGGCCGCCAAGGCGGCCAACCAGATCCCAGACCTGCCAGCCCTCCGGCGTCTGCGGCCGGTTCAGTCTTGCGGGGCAGTCGGGGCAGGGGCCGGAACAGGCGGCGCAATAGCGGTCGCCCCCGCCGAAGGACCACTCGGCGAGGGCGCGCAGGCGTTTTTTTCCGCGTCCAGAATGAGACCGCGCGCGACGTATCGGGTCTGGAAGGCTTCAAAGACCGGCCAGATGTCCAGCAGGGCGTCGATGCCCTCGGGCGTGACGGGCACGATATTGCCCGCGTCATCGCCCACCCCCTCCCAGTCCAGCACCGCACGCCGCGCCACGGACTTTGCCATCGCGAGTGCCAGGTCTTCCTGACTGGAACCTTCGGGCAGGGCCTCGACGGCGGCATCGGCGCGGGCCGAGACCATCAGCGCGGTGGTCAGCGGTGCGACCAGCAAACGCAGGCCGGGGGCCAAGTCCAGCCATTCGGGGTTGGCGGTCAGGTTCAGACGGATCATCCGTAGCTCTCCACATCATTGATCAGGGTTGCGGTGCACATGCGGCCAAGGGTGCTGTCGCGCGCCGCCTGCCAGTCGAATGTGGCCTGCACGCCCTGCGGCCCGGAAATCTCGATCCGGGGGCGGGGCAGGTAGACGGCATGGATGGTTAGGCGCAAGCTTTCGCCCGAGGGCAGGGCGTAGGCGAATTCGATCTCGGCCGGATCGCCGTTGATCGCTTGGCTCACCAGTGTCTGGTCGGCAAAGCGCACCTCGATGCGACCGGTCAGGGCGGCGATGCTCGGGTCGGCCCCGTCGATCTTGCCGTCAGAGCGGATGGTCTCGATCCGGTCGAGATTGTTGGCATAGCTGATCTCGGCGGAAACCACGTTGCCAAGGGCCACACCATTGCGGATGACCCCACCGTTGAAATGCCCGAAGCGTCGGAGGGGCAGATCGGCAGGCGTGCCTGCGGCGGTCGTGGAGCCAATCGCCTCACCCTGCGCCACCAGACGCGCGGTGGCGGTCAAGAGGCCTGCGCGTTGCACCTGCCAACTGAGTTGATCGAGCACGCAGCCGGAATACATCGCATAGCGCGGCACCTCGGGCATCGCCGTCTCGATCGACATCGACGGCAAGCTCCAGCCGCCCGAGCGGAACTCATGGGTCCAGGGGCCGGTGCCGGTGGTGACCGGATCACCGAACGCCGCCTTCAGCCAGAACCCGAAGCCTGCGGCATCGATCGGCAGCACCACATCGCCGTCGGCGGTCACCGCATCCTTGAGCGGGGCCAGAGGATCGCGCCCGTAGCCCAGCAACTCGCTGTTCAGAAGTGGCTGCTCCGATCCCAGCGAGGTGCTGGCGAAGGGCATTCTGGTAAAGCCGCCAACCGGCGGGGTGCCGTAAACTGTCTCAAAGCCGAGCGCCATCTGCGCCCGCGCCCCTTGTGCGCGTGCCATCATGTTCATCCTTTTTGTGGGGAAGTGAGGCCGGGATCAGCCCAGCGGATCGGCGGTGGTGTAGTGCAGAATGACGGTGATCACCGCCGCCTTCAGCGCCGCGGCCCCCTCGACAGGCAGGTCGACCGAGGCCGGGGCTTCGGGTTCAACCCAGTCGCAGAGGCCGCCAAGAGTGCGGTCGGCGGCGAGCGCTGCGCCGATGCTGGCGATCAGCGTGTCAAAGGCAGTGGCCCGGCCATTCGGGGCCTGGATGACGACCTCCAACTCGGCCCGGTGTTGGTAGTGGTAGCGCAAGGGCGACAGCGTCACCTCGGGCTCGCCCGGCTGGCCGTCGCGCAGGATGATCAGCCCGGTCGCCGGGATCCGTTCGGGCAGCACTTCATCGCGCAGGACAAGGGCGGCAAGCGGCTGAAGCCGCGCAAGGAACGCGGCGAGGACGGTTTCGCGGGTGGTGGGCATTTGTCCAACTCAGGTTTGAACGTTCAGGGACTGATTGATCGTTGTAAAATGCTTAACAATAACTGAGTTTCACCTCGAGCCAGAGGTGCGCCGAGTTTTATGAATTCAACGCTCGGGCGATGTTCGCTCTCAGTAGTCAAACAGATCGTCGAAATCGCTATAGAACCCGTACTTAGGGGCCTGTACCTGCTCAAGTCCAAACGTGAAGAAGTGTTTGCGAGCGGCACGCCAACCCCTCACAAGGCTCGGCATCCTGGTTTCTGGCTGGTCGTCTCCGCGCCATGCCGCAAGATCCAACCAAGAACCAGTGGCGAGTTCTTTATTGGATGGAGTTGGGCACTCCACTCCATATTTCGCCTTCAAAATGGAATTCCGCCTTTCCATCGCTCGACGAACCATGCTTAGAAGCCAGCCGTCGATTTCCTTTAAACGTTCGGCTTCATCAAGTAGACAATAAAAGCCCATGATGCCCTTCATTCTGGGCAATCTCTTTCCGTCATAGATAAATTTGTGAAGATCCGCTTCGGCCAAGCCTCCGTAGAGTGATCTCCGAAGTTCATAGATTAAACCAAGGAGGTCCCAATCAAACATTTGTGGTGTAACACCAGCTCTGGATTTCTTGAAACCAGTTGAAAGATACTGAAGCAAATAGAGATTTATTAAACGGGATGCGCGAACTTTTATCCGGTCAACGGTTTTTTGTGGGATGGAGAGACCCCCGGGCGACAACCGATAACCAAGATAATCGAAATGGGGATATGTCCTTAGCTCTTGTTGATGTTGCGATATAACCGCTATCCCGGGCGATTTCTTGGCGTTCAATATGAGTCCGCTCGTCCTGCAATGTGCAGCAAAGCAACGCTCAAGTTCTTGTGCGGCCGAGTAGTCGCCACAAAGAGCGACAACATCATCCGCAAAGCGGACAAATCGACCTGATGCTGCTGAAAGCTTCACATCTAAGTCGTGGTTCGCGAGATTTGCCAAAAGGAGCGATACTGATGATCCTTGTGGTGTTCCTTTGTGGCGACGGCTGAACGGACCTGTTGTGCTCTTATCATGATCCGCAAATTTGTGATGGATGAACGCTTTAAAAATGTATCGTTCATGAGGGGTCAGGCTAACTTGTGTCGCGTCATTTATCTTGCTTTCAAGGTACCAGGCTGGAATGTTGTCAAAGTATTTCTCGAAGTCGATTTGCACTGCGAATAGTTTGCCGTCGCTCTGATATTCTCTCAGCGCCAGTATTGCGTCAAAAACATCTCTGTCTGGATGGTAGGCATAGGAAGACGGTGACAAGCGCTTTGTGTTTCGATCCCTGGTTCTCCGCAGTACGACATTGGCAAGTGCAGCGTCTGGTATGGAAAAGGCCATGATCGACCTTTTGCTGCCATCAGGTTTTGGTATTTGATAGTTGATTGCGGGGTTTGGCTCATACGTACTTTCAAGGACCTTGTGCCAAATTGTCTTGGACAAGAAGTTCGCGTGGCGCGAGCAATAGACAGGATCGAAGTGTTTTGGCTTTGGTAGACTTGGCGCTGCTGAAGGAAGCCCGGCAGCGACGCCAGTTCGCTTTTCGAACTGTTGCCTATACTTCTCTTCTGATTTTGCCTCACGTTCCAGTTTTGAGAAAGCCTTGCGGCAAAGGCGCTTGATCTCTTGCTTGATAGCGTTCTGCATGAATCCCCTAACGTAGGTCGGCGGCGGGGCTGAGAGTCAGGGATTCCGATAGATCTTTCAACCCACCGTCACGATAGCCCTTTCAAGCTATCGCGCCATCAGCGTCATAAACGCTCGGTACTTTGCCCACGCCGCCTCGGCTACTACGCCAGTGATGACACCGTAGGAGAGAATTCTAGGGCGGTCAATCAGCGCTGGGCTGACTTTTTTGAGGTAAGTCAGCTGGGTACCAGTTTACCTTTGTGGACCTCGTGCGACTATTTACGTGTCGCGCCACCCTGCCACGATGCGCCCCGGCAGGCCGTCTACCGCGCGTTCAGCATCCCGCGCCAGATCCAGTCGCTTTCGCAACCTGACCTGCGGCACCAGCAGGAAGATCGGCACAGTCGTCAGCCCGCGCCCGGTCTTCGATCTTGACGCCACCGCGCGACCCTTGGTGTTCAACCGCCCCTCGGCCACCAGCAAGCTCGGCCCGCGACGACGGAAAACAAACCGCAGCCGCAACCCGGTGCGGCGCTCCCATTCACCGGGGGTGATGCGGCCGCCTTTCGCGCTCTTCCCCGCAGCGGGTGTTGGGATGGCCAGCCAGAACCCGTCTTTCGACCGGATCAACGGGCCGGTATCATGCGCGCCGATGATCACCGGGGCCTTGGTCCAGACCAGCGCCGCCGCGTTCAGACTGTCGCCAGATTTCGGGAAGCTGGCGAGGCGGATGGAGTTGCCCAGCCGCGTGCCGAGGCCCGCGCCGGTGATCTGGCTGCGCCAGGCCGATTTCAGGGAGGTGCCCGCTTCGCGCATGGCGGCGGACACCGCCTTTTCACCGGCGGCGATTTCGGCCTGCATCAGGGCGACGAGGTCGGGGTCGAAGACGATCTTCAGCTTCATGACGGGCGCAAGTCCAGCGACCAGATCAGGCGTTCGCGGTCGCGTAGCGGTTCGCCCTGAATGGTAAAGCTGTCGGTGCCGATCACGATCAGATCGCCGGGGCGGGGGTCTTGCAGGTCGGACACGCGGACGTCCACCATCATGGTGTCGCTGACAAAGCGCCCAGCGCCAAATTCGGTGATGCGATCCGGGGCGCGGCGGATGATGCGGATGGGGCGTTCCTCTGACGTGGTGGCGGAAATCCACAGAGCGGCCGCCGCCATGGACGGGTTGGCATAGATGTGGTCCATGGCGGCGGCGAAGGCGTTCATGTCGGGTCCGTCAGTTCGAGGTGTGAATGCGGATCGCGATGCGCGGCCGCTTGTTCACCGGCAGGATTGAGGCCTCGGTCATGAGATCGATCCAGCGGCCCTTCTCGTCGAGATGCTGGCGGGCGTAGAGCGGCAGACCGAGGGTGTTCGCCGCCTCCAGCAGGTTCGCAGGGCCGCCATAGGTGGTAAACGTGTCCATGGTGCCCAGCGGGAAGGCGATGCCCTCGCTGGCCGGGATCAGGCGTTCGGTGGCCTTGGTGGACAGGGTGACGGTGCCAGCATATTCCTCGAAGACTATCCCTGCGAAGGGGAAGTTGCGCCGCACATCCTGGCGCAGGGGTTGCGCGCCGGTGGCGGCGTAGAACTTGTAGGCTTCTTCCGTCTCGGGATGCGCGATCAGCTTGTCGAAGAACTCGCGGCTGACGAGGGCATGCACGTCCGTCATGCTTTCGCCGAGGAGATTGTCCTCCATCGCCCGCAAGACCTCACGCACCTTGCCCTGCACATTGGT